CGTTGGTGGTATTGCTATAGTAGCTATGAATACCAAAATTCAATTTTACAATTGCTTCTTGATAAATCGTAAATACCATAGTGCTATTAGCTGGAATAGTAATACCTGTAGAGGCAGTACCTGTTGGGGCATTAACCGTTGCAGCCTGAGCATTGATGCTGACAGTCTGTGAGCCAGTGCCTGTTACAGCAGCTGAAACACGTGAACCAGTACCAATTAACTGACCGTTAGGGGCTAAATAAGCAACATCCGTTCCAACTGGAAGTGTCCGTGTAAGACCAGTACAAACTAAGCTTGTACCACCACCACCACTTGACAATACCGCTGTAGCAGTAATAGCTGTGTCAGGAACAACGTCAACAATACGGAAAGGCAGAGTTGAAGTTGCTGCTGCGGTAGCAGCTACGATAGCGTTAGACGAATTACCAGTATTAACGTTACCAGCTAAGTTAGAACCGTTACAGTTTTGACCAACGTCAGAACGTGCAATAGAACCAATAGTGGTAGAACCATCAGAAATAACTGCCGCAACACGGAACAATGTATCTGGATCGTCAGTTACGATAGCAACTGCGTCACCAGCCAAAGTGCCAGCGGGCCAGAATTGCTGGAACTGCTTCTGCTTGGTTACTGGGTTAGTAAAAGTACAGCCTAGAAATACGCCTACGGTACCACCACCGGTACCACCAGTAGTAGCGCCAGCACCTGTAGTAACAACAGAGCGCACGGCAAAGCCGCGAGCAATACCTACAACATCGCCATAAAAAATATTAGTGTTAAAGCCGTACTGAATCGGAATGTTGCGAGTCGATCCAGCAAATACTTGTCCACCAATAAGATTAATAGGCTTTAGCCCGTATGGGGCATCAACAATAGGATAAGCCATTTAAATCTCCTAAAAAATTATTTAGTACCACTTCCAAACCCGCCTCCCCGTGAAGTCGAAGATTTTTTCTCCGAAAACAAAGGCATACGGGCATCGTTATTCCGCATGAAATGGTTATCAACCGATTCCATTTGGTCTTGTGCTTGTTTTTCAAAATACTCTTTTTTGGCTTGTAAACGCTCCGTTGGAATCTTGCACAAAATAAGACCACCAACTTCAACATTGCCGTTTATGTTGCCTTGCAGCATTAACTCAGGATGATCCTCAGCTTTAACCGGTACCCAACCTTCTCTAAATTTTTGAGATACGTTGGTTGGAAGATCCTGCCCTAATACAGCAGTTGCCACCCATCTAAACTTATAGCCGTCTTCCGGTGTTGGATCTGGCAAAGTACTAGCTGGTGAATATACATACTTACTTGATTTTTGTTCGCGTGTTTCAAGTTCACGTGGGGTGCGTTTACTAGCCATTACGGGCCTCCTGTTTTAAAAACTCTTTAGCATATAGTTCAAGGGGAATACCAAGCTTATTAGCAAGTGCTGCTTGTGTTGCTGTAAGCTTGACAGCCTTCTTAGCGCCCGTAGAACGAGACGCTGAAGCTACTACCGTTGCTGGTTTTTTAGTAGGCTCGGCGGTTTTTCTAGTATCCGTTTCAGTTTCTCCAAACATAGTTGGAAAGACTGTTTTTATGCGAGCATCAATGCGCTCGAAGTATTCATCACTACGCGGGTCAATGCCCGTTGCGACAAGCTTTTGGTGCAGCCCAAGCGCGAACGCTGTCATTTCTTCGTACCCGGGTGTTCCGAACCACTGGTTTTTTGCCTGCCAGCGCAGGGACTTCTCGTCCGGTTTAGGTACGTCTTGTGCCGATGTTTGTATTTGTACATCATTTTCTGAAGTTTGTAAAGGGGTAGGCTTAAAATTCTTTGCCGCCTCAATTTTCATTTTTGCATCAGTCAATGCTTCTTGCGCTTCAAGTAAAGCGTCGTGGTCAAACTCTTCTGATGCTTTCTTGTACTTTTCACGAGCCATAGCCAGTTCGGCTTCAGCCTTAGACTGCATCATTTCTTGGTAAGTTGTTTCGCCAGTTTGCACATACTGTTTGAGTTTTTTATTCTCTTCCAGTATTTGTTTAGCAAGTGTTAAAGCCTCTTCGCGTTCGCGTTCAGCCGCTTCTTTTGCCCTACGCTCATCATGTCTAGCGTGGGTTAACTTTTTAATTCTGTGTTGAACATCTTTTGAATACTGTTCAATTTCCTCATCCGAAGGGTCTTCTACCTCCCGATTTAACGGTTGAGCTTTTTGATCTGCCTCTGGAGTATCATCTTCAATAACAATTTCTGGCTCTTCGCCTTCCATTGTTATATCTAACTCTTCTTCAATAGGCGTATCCTTTTGATTTTCATCGGGAAATTTGTACTGATCTGACATAATGCCTCCTTTTAAATACGCGAAATTCCACGGGGATCTTGCACAGTACCATCGACTTGATCGTCGTTAATAATGCGAAATTCTTTACCGTGAATGTTAATCCTGGTACCTGTGTACGGACGGGTTAATACAAAATCCCCCTCTTTACACCACGCTCCATCAGGAAATCTGTCGGAATCCTTATAAGCTGAAGGTCCTAGTTTGACTACAAAAAGCACAGGAGAAGTAAGTTCTTCCGTTTTAATTGTTATGTCAGACTTCATAATTCCGCTATCAAAAGTCTCATCCACATCAATCAAAGCACAAAGGATTTTATGCCCTGATGGATTTGGCAACTGCGAGGCTTTATTGTCTGCATTTACAAACTCTTCGTCCATTTTTGGGATCTTAACCCCTGGCGGCAGGACTAATTCTCTTTCCGGTAATGCGATGGTTTCACTCATCGTTGTCTTCTTTCATTAAATCAGCGAGGTCGAATAGATGGCGCTCTGCTAGGGCTAGTCCTCGAATCACCCCACAAAGCTCTTTGTATGCTGCATGATCTGCGCACTGACCGGTTGCCACATCGTCAGCGTAGTTATTCATATCTTGCCGGATTTTATCCCGGAGCGCGGCTATGAAATCAGCCGTAAGTAGATCCATCATTTAGTGGGGTTCTCCTTTTTCTGTGTTTGAGCTGCTTTAATAAATATGTCTGCTGCGGCAGTTTTTTGCTGTGTAGCTTGTACATCTTTAGCCAGCATGACTTTAGCCGCTTTTTCTAAGCTAACGGCGCGAACTTCTTGTTCTTTAATCTGGAGTTCCTTAGTCTTTAGCTCAATGTCTGCTTTATCTTTAAAGGCTTTACGCTGTAAATCCCCTTGTTTAATCTGCTGATCCATTAACTGAGCCTGCAATACTGGGTCTTTTGCGTTCTGCTGAGCTTGCTGATTTGCCATGTACGCTTGACTTTGCGCCAATACCATCGGTGCTGCTTGCGCAACCATCTGCGAAATCTGAACTTCCATATCTTCTGGAATGTCTTTTTCTGGGTTTGGCAACGGTGCACCCAAAGCCTGCTCCATCTTCTGGCGGTATGCGTATCCAACGTGCTCGGCAATATGCGCCTGTAAGGCGGCTTGAATGGTTTGTGCCTGTGGGTTTTGACCAATCAATTGCTGAACTAGCGGATCTTGCGCTGCCATCTGATGAACTTTAATGTGTGCTTCGTGGTCTTGGTACATAAACGCCTTTACGGGTTTACCCTTAAGCACATTCATATTTTCTGTAACGGGGTCTTTTGGTTTTTGGTCATCCTCCAACGGCACCAGTTTGTCGGCGTGTTTAATTCCAAGTACATCCAGCATTTGCCTGTGTAGTTGTGGTAGATCGTATATCTGGGGTGCTGTTTGCGCCAGTTGGATAACTGCCTGGTACTGTACCACTCGCTGTGAAAGGGTTGCCGCATTTGGGTCAGATACAGGGAGTACTTCCACAAGACTGTAATCCGCCTTCTTGGCTCTTGGACTTCCTTCTTCTGGCTCATAGTTGTAATTGTCCTCGGTATAGTCTCTTATGATCCCTGCGAGGAGCTTTAATTCCTGCCGTAGTGCGTAGTGTACCCTAGCCTGCACCGCAGACATAACCTTTAGGGTTCTTTCCAAAATAGCTAGTGTGGTGCCGACAGGCGCATTAGCGCTCATGTCGCTGACCTTCATATCCGAAGTTGCCGCAAAACGACGACCTTCTTCAATGATCTTATCCATTAACCCAGCTAAAACTGCGCTTGGCTCTTTATAGGGTAAAGGTAGTATGTTGTCTCTTATGGTTCCAGATCCCACATCAACATCACGGAATTCTCCAGGGGCGATTGGCGTATCGTCTCCCTTAATTCTTAAGCCTCGGGCTTTAAGCCCTCCGGGTAGATTGGATAAGGTTCCGGCGTCCACAAGCTGACGTAAAATAGAAGTGGCAGATTTAGCAAATCCACCAACAAGGTGGAATAAGCCGAAGCCATATGCTCCATATCCCGGGATATATTGGTAATGGACAAAGTGTTGTCTCTTGATGCACAGGGGATCATCTTCTCTCCAATTTCTACGAATCGACAAAATCTCGTTTGTGCCACGAATCATTGTAATAACGTACGGTAGCGCAATTCCAGTAGGTTCGCCGTCATCTTCGTCTTCAAATCCAGGCAAATCTAAGTCAGCATGAATCTCATATAACTCAAAGCGATCATCGTAAGTTGCCGTAAATCCGGTCTCTTTGTCTTTCTTGTCCTGAATATCAGTTTTAAACTTCTCAGGCTCGCCTAGTTCCGTGTCTTTATAAAAACCAGCCCGCATTAACTTAATAATGTCGTTCTTGTTCTTACGCATCCGGTGGGTTACGCGGTGGCAAGAGGCGATTTCGCTAGCTCCGTAGGGAAGAATAATGTCTTCTGCTGGAATAAATATAGATGCTTGGCGCCCTATGCTGGGGTCGTAATACACCTTTTTAAACGCTGAACCTGCGCTTGGCAAGTTCCATAACATCCGCTCATGCTCATTTCTAAACTCAGGCATTTTCTCCGTGAGTTGATAGTTCATGTCATCTTCAACCCGCATAGCCGCTTCTTTTTTCTCACGGGTTTCTTTACCAACAATCTGCGTGCGCACGGGTCCCTTAGCAGGGAAAGTCTCCATAATTGTCTCGCTTTGGAAACGGACAACGGCTTCTGTAATCATTGGGTGGAATACACCGCAGGCTCCGTCCCATGGCTCTGTTCTTTCTTCAAACTTTAAACCTAGGAGCGTGATGCCGTCCCTGTACATTTGTTCCCAGTCTTTGCGGGAAGACAAATCGTTCTCAATATCCCCAGCCAGATCTTCTGCCAGCGACTGTAGCTCGCCTTCATCCATCTCTTCGACTAGATTGGCATTAAAGTCATCGCCTCCTTCTTCGCCTGGAACTATATCAATTTCTACTCCGCCAATACCAATATGAATGGCTTCAGGATTCTCAACCTCAATCTCGATGTCCGGTTCTTGCCCTAACGCGTCAAGCCCTGCGGGGGCTTGGTATAAACTCTTTTCAATTCCCATGATGTATCCTATTTAAACGCTGGACCAAAAGCCCAGCACGATGCTGTATATCGTTCACCCGATTTTACAGCAGTTACCCTATGTTCTAGTACTGAAGGGAAAATAAGCAGTGTCCCCTGTGGTAGTTTTTTAGGTAAATCCGACGCAACTTTTAGTTCAAACTCTCCGCCTTTGTATGAATCTGGGTCACTTAAAAACGCCACAGCTGTTAGTTTACGCTGTTGTTTGGCATAGTTGGGGACAAAACTGTCAATATGCCAATCATAATGTCCGCCTTCTAAGTACCTACCCATTTGAACTTCTTCAAACCCATCTAGTGCAAAATCCCATTCCGCCGATATGTTAGAAGCTCGCGTGTACGACTGCGTAATACAACCAATCAAAGACAGGGGTGATAAAAACACCACATCCGTCTCCCGTATCGTTTTATCTACAAACATATCTTTGTTGTCTTCAGACAACTCCGCTTTAAAATGCTTGTTCCAAGGTGTTGTTTTTACTATGTAATCACATAACCCAGCTGGAAGAATCCCAGGATAAATAGAATAAAAATTCTTCAACATTAGTAGTACGCCGCCTTTCGTCTGTATTTATAAGTTAAATCATCACGTTCATCACTATCCAAATTAACAAACCCGCCCTGCCGATACCGCAGTAATGCCTGCGTTGTCGTATCCACAAAGTCGTCGTGTTCGCCAACCGGAAATGCTGCAATTTCTTCAATCACATCTTTAGCCCAACGCCTGTCCGGCGCCCACACTTTACCTGAAGCAAACAGATCTGACACGGCGTTAACCCGGGCAATCTTATCATTCCCGCGGGACGGGGTAAATTCTTGTATGGGAATACCCATACGGCGCATTTCTTGTATTAACGGGCCTCCCGCAGCTTTTTTCTCCACGATGCACGCATCTGGCTCCCATTCTTTGTAGTGCTTGAGCGCTGTGGCTTTTAGTTCTGGGAACGTCAGGCGGTCTTTAAACGCATCTAGGAGTATCACGTTCGGACTATTGTCCTCCTGCTCGTTGTACCAAACCCCCCATGTCGTACAGGCGCTGTAGTCGCTTGTTGTCTTTGTCTCGTGCGCCGTATCCCAGCTCTGGATGATGTACTCGCAGTTGGGTGGATCGTCGTGTTCCCAAATTCGCCAGTCACCCCTTTTTATCATCGCCGCTACATCGGACGTAGGCTCCTGCATGTACTGGGCATTCCAATACCTAGGATCCATCTGTAGTTTTTTAGCTTCTAACAAGTCTACAGGCCACTGCTCAGGCCAAAGCGACTTGCCAGACGGCAAAATAGCGGGCAGCTGTATCACTTCCCACTGATCCGACAAGGGGTTTTTTATATTGAAGTCAACAAGCCGCCCAGTTAGGTCAACCAAAGACCACCGGGTCATAATCACAATGATCGCGCCGTTAGGCATCAAACGCTGTAACGGACCTGTCTGAAACCAAGACCACGCATTGTCAAACGTGGCTCGGCTGTTTGCTTTTATATCTTGTTCGGAATGTGGATCATCGATAACAAAAAGGTCAGCGCCTCGTCCGGCGAGTGCGCCACCCACACCAACAGCATAGTACTGACCGCCAGCCCCAGTAGACCATTTGCCAGCTGCTTTTTGGTCATCTGCAACGACAGTATCGGGAAAAATCTTTCGGTAATCTTCGCTTTCAATTAAGTTCCTCACTCTTCTACCAAAGTCTTCTGAAAGACCAGCGGTGTGGGTTGCCATAATAATCTTCTTACTGGGGTCTTGCCCCAAATAAAACGCGGGAAACAGGTAGCTGGAGAACTCAGACTTACCCATACGGGGTGCTATATTGATAATCACCCGCTTTTTCTTCCCAGCGAGCACGTCGCTGAAGATTTTTGCTAATTTTCTATGATGTGGGCCTACTTTGAAACCCGGGTAAACCCTATGTGCAAACTCAATTGGGTCGGTTTGAGACAGTTTAAGCTTAGCTCTGTGGTCTTTTTCTTCCAGTTCCTGAAGAAAAATTACCTTTTCTTCCCGAGACATAGTCTTTAGCGCCAGTTTGGCTGCCATTGCTTGCTGCGGGGTTAAAAAGTCTAAGTTCATTCGTTGTTTTTATCCAACGTTTCTATATCTGTCTCTTCCGTTTCGTCAATTTCTGCACCAACGACGTCAACGACGCCCATATAGCGCTCCAACTTTGACTTAATGCGTTTTTCCAGTTCTTCATCAGATAACTCCTCCCTTTTAACTTCGATTCGGTCTGTAAATAAAGCTACTTCTGTTACTTTCCCTAGTAGCTCTAGGGCTTTTAAACGTATTCTGGCATCAGGATGTTCCGTTTCCTTAGCTATTTTTGTAACCGCCATGCTGCGCAGTTCATTTGCCTGCTCGACAAACTTCCATTGGTATGCCGTAACCATGCCTACCACGCTTCTAACTTCCTCGGGTATTTCTAGGGTTAACAGTTTTTCTTTGGCTTTGGGGTCTGCCTGCGTTAAGGCATTGAATGTATTGATAACTTTGGCTTCTTGAGCCTCATTGAGGATCTCGTCGTCGTCCTCGGTAATTTGTGTTAGCCAGTCTGCCGTCTTTTTTTGCGCGTCTAAAGTTTGCGCAGGGGTAGCTTTTTCTAAAGGAACGGCATTGGCGGTGGCTAGTACCTTGGGTACATAATCTGCTTCATTAGCAGTCACCAGATGATCTAAGATCAAAGAATTACCTCCTGTGTTGCGCGGTGGGTTTCGCGAATGGGTTGATTGTATTTTATTTTTATGTATACTGCAACCGTCGAGTACCTTTTTCTCCTTTCGTTTGGGTAAACGGCAACGTGAGTGACTTCTACCCCTGGCTTCGGTCAGGGGTTTTTTTTTATGGGGGTCGTTAGGCAGGCGCTAGAGGATGAGTTAAGTAACGTTTTTTCCTGCCTTCCGCGTTACATGTAACGAACTCCAAATCTAAACCCCCACCTTTTTTGTATCGTATACGTTACAAAAACCCTACTTAATGCAACAAATATGTTACCTAAAGGTATCGCTTGCGCGGGGATTTTATAACCTATAAGTACGCTTTATAGTGTCTAATATTTGACATACCTCCCCTATTTTTTTACAAAAATTTGACATTTTTTGGTTTGCGCCTGAGGAATAGTGATTCTGTGGGATTGCACGGCACTCGCAAAATTGGCTTGGTGGGGGAGTAGTGGGGTCAGAATAAGCCAATTTGATACTACATATAGTAGCCCATATGTTATAATAGATGTATCGATTGAGAGATCAGTCGCTGTGTTGCCTAGCCACTTCGCTAGGCTTTTTTATTTGGAGGTTGTATGAAATTAGTTCAATCGTATTTGGATTCACTCAATGCCTTGCTCAAGGCTGGTGAGTCGTTCAGAGTTGCCTACGCAAACCTTGTGCCTGTCTATAACAAGATGAGCATCAAGGAACAGGTAGAGGTTCGCAATAGTGTTGCCACGCTTGTAGGTGTTCGCTATGGAGTTGTGCCACGCCTGATGAAGCAAGGTAGCAACAAAGGTTGTTTGGGTTTCGATCAGCATGGTAGTGCCAAGGAGAAGAATGCTCGTGAGGCTTTGCGGTATTGGTTCCCTGTGAGCAAAAGTGAGGTGAAATCCACCTCAGTTAAGAAAGCAAGCAAGGCAACGCCTGTTGACAAACTCACTAGCAAGGTCAAGGCATTCGTCAAGAGTGCCAAGAAGTCAGAGATTCAGCAACGCATTGACCTGTTGGCTATCGAGTTGAAGTTGCTTAAGCAGTTTGTTTAATGTTTTACAAAGAAATTACAGAAAGCCGAGCCAACGAGGTTGCATTGCGGTTCGGTTTTCTGTCAACCATGTTGCATAACTAACTAAGGAGAATCACCATGACTAAAGACGCAATCGTATTCGCAATACTCAACATCATTGGGCTTATCTTCATAGTCCTACCCTTTTTACCGCAGTAAACATTAACCAACCAACGAAAGGAATTACCATGAAACACATCA